ATGAATCCAGAAGAGATTGCTTTTCCTCGCACAGTCTCTGATGTGAACAAGCACAAATCACATGCAACAATTTATGGAAAGGGTTGCCCAATTCATGTGCGTGGTGCTCTTTTATATAATCACTATATTAAAGAAAAAGAACTTACTAATAAGTATTCTACTATTAATAATGGTGAGAAGATTAAGTTTGTATATCTGAAGAAAGCAAACCCAATTAGGGAAAATGTTATATCTTTCATCTCTGATTTCCCGCACGAAATTGGTATTGACAAGTATATTGATTATGATCTACAATTTGACAAAGCTTTCCTTGAACCTGTGAAAGCAATCCTTGACGCTATCGGATGGAATGTCGAGAAAGTTGTAAACCTAGAATTATTTTTTGGATAAATGGATCTACCAATTGATGATAAAGAGTTGAATGTCATTATCAATGCCCTCAAACGGGGTAATGATGTATCTCTTTATGAAAAACTGAATAAGATTAAGGAGATTCGTGACTCTAACCCTGGTGGTCCATATAAGAAGATTGCCCGTGAACAATTTGGATTTGTACTATGATGGATTTTTTAAAAGATATTGTAAAAGAAATCGGGGATGACTACACAAAACTCGCAGCAGACATCGATGACACAGAATCGTTTGTTGATACGGGTTCGTACATTTTTAACGGACTTGTTTCTGGGTCTATATTTGGTGGTGTATCTGGGAATAAGATTACTGCCATTGCTGGCGAGTCTAGCACTGGCAAAACTTTCTTTAGCCTGGCAGTCGTCAAGAATTTCCTTGATTCTAATCCTGATGGTTATTGTCTATATTTTGACACTGAAGCCGCTGTCAATAAGAATCTTATCGCAAGTCGTGGGATCGACCTGAATAGATTAGTTGTTGTGAATGTTGTTACAATTGAAGAGTTTCGTACCAAGGCACTCAAAGCAGTGGACATTTATCTCAAAACTTCAGTTGAAGATCGCAAACCATGCATGTTTGTGCTAGACTCTTTAGGAATGCTTTCTACTGAAAAAGAAATCAAGGATGCCCTTGATGATAAACAGGTTCGTGACATGACCAAATCACAACTTGTCAAAGGTGCTTTTAGAATGCTTACCTTGAAACTTGGTCAGGCAAACATTCCAATGATCGTTACCAACCACACCTACGATGTTATCGGTTCTTATGTTCCTACGAAAGAAATGGGCGGAGGTAGTGGTCTCAAATATGCTGCGTCTACGATTATCTATTTGTCTAAGAAAAAAGAAAAAGATGGAACAGAAGTTGTCGGAAATCTTATCAAGGCAAAGACTGCTAAGTCGCGTTTAAGTAAGGAGAATAAAGATGTGGAGATACGTTTGTTTTACGATGAGCGTGGCCTTGATCGATATTATGGTCTTCTTGAACTTGGTGAGATCGGCGGACTTTGGAAAAATGTAGCAGGACGTTATGATCTAGGTGATGGTAAGAAGATTTATGCCAAACAGATTCTTAAGGAACCTGAAACATATTTTACTGAAGATGTGATGGAAAAATTAGATGCTATTGCTAAGGAGGAGTTTTCTTACGGATCATGAATGTACTTGACTTTGTTTTAAAAATTGATAATGTGCTGCCCGATGAGATCTGTGATGAACTAATCAAAATCTTTGAAGAAAGTGAACATAAAGATAGATTGGATTTGGAAGGATATCCAAATTGGACCAATCTTTTCATTTGTCATCATCATCCCACAGCAGAACAAAAATTAAAGCATGTATACTTAGCAGTTGCTCGTAAGTATCAAGACTGGTTAGGTGAATATGGTCTTTACTTTAATACTAAAGACTTTGATTTTGAGGGTTCTAATGTTAAGAAGTATGTTGGTGGATCTAATGATCTATACAAGAGACACGCTGATGTTTCGTCTATAGACACTTCACAAAGATTTGTTGCTTTGCTTTTTTATCTTAATGACGATTTTGAGGGTGGAGAAACTATTTTCTATCCTAATATGTCGATCAAACCTAAAAAAGGATCTGTGGTGGTATTTCCTCCATTTTGGTTATTTCCGCATGAAGGAACCCCTGTAATTAAGGGTGAAAAATATATCATGTCAACATATTGTCTTTGGAATCATATGTCATGTCAAGATAGGAATTAGAATGGATAAGATTGAATTTTTAGTTCTTAGAAGTCTTCTTCATAATGAAGAATACTGGAGAAAAGTGATTCCTTTTGTTAAAGCAGAATATTTTGAAGATTCAAATCAAAGAATTGTGTATGAAGAAATTCATTCTTTCGTGACTGAATATAATGAGATTCCTACAAAGGAAATCTTAAATATTGAAGTTGAAAAACGTAAAGATATTAACGAACAAACTTTTCGGGAGATTTCTAAGGTTATCAGTTACCTGGATAATGAACCTGCTGAATTTGAATGGTTAATTAATACTACAGAAAAGTGGTGTCGAGATCGTGCTATATATCTGGCATTATTGCAATCTATTGGTATTGCTGATGGTAATGATTCTCAAAAGACACCTGATGCCATTCCATCTATTTTATCTGATGCACTTGCTGTAAGTTTCGATAATCATGTGGGGCATGATTATCTTCAGGATTACGAACAACGCTATGAAATATACAACAGGAAGGAGTCCAGGATTCCGTTCGACCTTGAATTCTTTAACAAGATTACAAAAGGTGGCCTTCCTAATAAAACACTTAATATTGCTCTTGCTGGGACTGGTGTCGGTAAGTCTTTGTTTATGTGTCATATGGCTTCTTCTGTTTTACTTTCAGGTAAAAACGTACTCTATATCACTATGGAGATGTCTGAGGAGAAGATTGCGGAACGTATTGACGCAAATCTTCTGAATGTAAATATTCAGGACATTGCTGATCTTCCTAAACAAATTTTTGAATCCAAGGTATCGAATCTTGCTCAGAAAACACAAGGAACTTTGATCATTAAAGAATATCCTACGGCATCTGCTCATAGTGGACACTTTAAATCACTTCTTAATGAGCTTGCACTTAAGAAATCATTTAGACCTGATATTGTTTTCATTGATTACCTTAATATATGTGCTTCCAGCAGGTATCGCGCAGGCAGCAATGTCAATTCATATACAGTTGTCAAAGCAATTGCTGAAGAACTTCGAGGATTGGCTTGTGAAGCAAACGTCCCTATCGTTTCTGCCACGCAGACCACTCGCTCTGGTTATGGTAGCAGTGATGTTGAACTTACTGATACTAGTGAGTCCTTTGGTTTGCCTGCTACTGCTGATCTTATGTTTGCCCTTATTAAAACTGACGAACTTGAAGAGTTGGGACAGATACTTGTAAAACAACTTAAAAACAGGTATAATGATTTGACAATCTTCAAACGTTTTGTTGTTGGTGTAGATCGAGCAAAGATGAGACTGTACGATTGTGAACAGTCAGCACAGGAAGATTTACTAGATAACAAAAAAGATGAAGAGTATGAGTACGAAGAAAAACCAAAGAAAGCATTTGACGGATTTAAATTCTGATATGGGACTTACTACTCGTAACCTACAATCATCAATTGTGGTAGGTGAAACACCTTATTATTATGAAGTGAAATTGAACAATCACCCTAATGGATTGACACAACTCCATTGTGGTAGTAAAATAGATCGGGATAGAATTATTGAAATGTATCCTGGTTCTACATGGCAAAAGATTTATTTGCCTTATTCACCTCAAACTATTGATGTTCCACACGTTGTAGTGGCACCTGATTTAGAACTGCCAATGCAACAAATTTTACCCGAAAGCGATTTACAACCTTTAGAACTATGAACATTGATCCTCAAAAATATATTGAATTTGTTTCTAAGACAACAAGTAAACCAAGCACTTACTTTGAAGAATTAGTAACACGTCTTGCTGAACTAGAAGCAACTGGTGCTGATGTTCCTAAACTGACCACTGCTGCTTTTGGTATCACTGCAGAAGCAGGTGAGTTTGCTGAAATCGTCAAGAAGATTTTCCTTCAAGGTAAACCATATGATGAAGCAAATATTATTCATATGAAGAAAGAACTTGGTGATATTATGTGGTATATCGCACAAGCATGTATGGCGCTTGATACTAACTTTGAAGAATTGATGCGGATCAATTATGATAAGTTGAGTGCCCGTTATCCTGAAGGTGCGTTTGATGTGTATTATTCTGAAAATCGTAAGGAGGGAGACCTGTGAAATTAAAAATTACACTTGAAGATTATCAAAAAGCTGGTGAAGAATTTTGGCCAAAGTATTGGTATGTTGCCAAA